CATCGCACACAGCCACGTAAGAACAACCAGAGTGATTATATATACAATCACATCCTGCGTGACGGGTATATTATTCAGAATGACATACCCTGTGCTAATGGCTGCAGATACGAATATAGATACGATTCCGGCAAGGATGTTTTTTGAATATCCGTTATCTGGCAGCACCGTCTTCAGGGCTTCCGTAATCAGGCTCGTCATTGCACTGCACACCAGCATCAGCTTCAGTACTATTTCCATTCTCTCCATCTCCTCTCAGTTTGAATATCTTTATGAGCGCGCACATCAGCACTTCGCCTCCGAACGCACCAAAAAAGCACGTTGTCAGCGTGCTCAGTTCCGTTCCAGTCTTCCATGCGATAACCTGGGATACGATTGTGTATATGATCAGGCACGCAAAGGAAAACATCACAAATTTTGTTAGTGATTTCAAAGAATCCCTCCTATCATTCATCGTTATGACTCGCTGTAGGCTCAACACAGCCACGTGCAGCGCTCTTCTGCATCTGCATTAACATTTATCCGCATGCAGTAAAATATTGCATAGGAACGCCAGCATGCGAGTGTGGCCGAATCTCACTTTGATACGAGCTCTCTCAATCTCTCCATAACACTCTCGGCTGTTCCGTTCCCACCAAGCTTCTTGTATGGCTTGTATAGGTATTTCTCAATATCGTCATACTCGCTCAAAGAAATCTCGCCTCGCTGTATTACATTCTCTCCGATCCGTATTATCCTGTCATGTTCGAGCCCTGCTATGGCCTCTCCATGCAGTTTGATTTCATCCTGCGTTTCTTCTTGTTTCTTGCTCTGGGATTCAACAAGGCTTGTAAGCACGTCAATCTTTTCCCCGAGGTTTTTCATTCCATCGTGTTTTGCGTCATGCCGTTTTATCAGAAATTGTGCAAAACCAAACATGCCAACCAGCAGTCCTCCTATAAACGTCAGTATTGTGTCAAGCAATATAGTTCCCTCCTGTCAACATTCATCTACAAGGTCTGCTGCATTGCGGATCTTCTTGTCGATTCCGCTTCGCTCCATCTCCTCAATCGTCATGACTTGCAGTGCTATCGGGTATAAGAAGTCAATGACCTCAGACATAAGGCGATTGGCCTCAACCAGCATGAGCACCGTTTCTGTATCAGACATCTCCTGCACCTCTTTCTGTCTTGCTTCACCTCCCTTGTATGCCCAAGGTGAGCACATTCTTCGTTCGTGTGTCAGCACAAAATTTTCAAGTATTGAATCTGTAAGGGCCTCGCAATCACACTGGTTAAGCATTCCAAGATACGCATTCAGTGTGTCGGTTGCTTCTTTGAGCGTAAGGTCTCCTCTGTGGTATTTGACCTGGACACCTTTCAGAGCTCTCTTGATCCTCAAAGTCGTGCTTTTCCTCAGAATCACCTTCCATGGCCACAGCAGATAACCAACGAATTCAACTCCACACGTTATCGGGCGAATACAGGTTTTCTTGTTCAGGTCAAGCTCCAGCTTTTCTTTGAGAAATGCTTCGATGGATTCTTTCCACTCGTGCAACTGTTTCTTGCTATCTCCAAGAATTATGATATCGTCCACGTAACGAATGTATTTGTGGATTCTGAGGATCCTCTTACAAAACTGATCGAGTTCATTCAGATATAGGTTTGCAAATATCTGTGACATCAAATTGCCTATCGGCATCCCTACATCGAAAATGCGTTCTTCTAGTGGAACGTCTTCAGGGCTTTTCCCTCTCGGCAATCCGAACGCCGTATGGTCGCAATCAATTATGCTGAACAAAACTTCGAGCAGCCTTTTATCATGGATCTTCTTTGCCAGGATCCTCTTTAGAACTTTGTGTGATACGCGATAAAAATATTTACTAATGTCGAGTTTTAGGTAAAACCATTGCTTACCGGATTTATACGAGGCTTCCAACCAGCCGTGGAGCCTTTGCATGGCCATCAGTGCGCCACGTCCAGGAATACATCCATAGCTGTCCTCAATATATCCCCTGACGAGCAAAGGGTTGATGACTCGGTAGATCGCCCACTGTACAATCCGGTGCTTAAACGAAATCGACATGATCATTCTCTTTTTCGGCTCGTATACGTAGAAAATGTGGTACTTATCAACGGAATACGTACCGTTGTATATTTCCTCTCGTATATCTTCCAATGCCTGCACGGAATCCAGCCTATAAGCAAGAGCATCTTTATGATACCGTCTGCCTCTCGAAGCATCCTCCAGTGCATATTGCATATTTTCCATCGAGAAAATCGTATCGAAAACATTCTTCACCTTCATCGTTTTACCTATTCAGTTACAGTTTAATAGTAATCGCCTTATCGCAGATTTCGTGCCATTCAGATGGCATTACTTTCGGTTTACGGCGGTGCCATAGTTTTGTTTGTCTCCGCTATGGGCCACTATGCATACGCACACGCATAGCCGTTTTTTGATGTTTTAGCATCATGGAGGCAGGCTCCTTTATCCTCTCGCACTGTAGCACGAACTATGTTCAGTACTCCTCTGGCATATGAGAGTAAAGCGGAACGGAAGCCGATGTTGCCGTTGGCATTGCCACGGACATTGTTCAGGTTCACATTGAACACACCTGCATTGGAGGTGTTGTTCCAGTTGCCACCGCAGTTCGGCAAACGCGATAGTCTGCACCCAAATAATAAGCGGAAGGAATTATCATCCCCTCCGCCCATGTGTTGTACGTCTATATTCAGTTTTTGTTTTTCGAGGATTCTCTCCGTATATTGTGGCTTTGAATCCTCCGATCATTTTTCCAATTTCATCTGTCCTGCGCTGCCATTCATGAAGTGTTGACGGCCCTTTCAGGTATTTGCTGTCATAAGCTACCTGTACAAGATCGTGCAGGCATTTGTTCATGTAATCCAGCTCATTTAATGCAGTTTTCTTGCTCGGAGACCATTCCACTTTATTTATAAGCATCAGCATGTCTTTCATAACGGAGATCATGAGATCTCCGAGCAACTTCTGGTGTGCCACGGACCACCTCTCGACAATCGGGAGGGCGTAATCCATCATATCGATAATCTTCCCTCTGACCGTATTGCTCTGCATTTTCTCCTGATCGGACGGTACGTATTGCACTTCATTTTCAGGCATTTTCAACCTCCAAATAAGGGATGTGCTACCGCACATCCGTCAGATATCAGGCCGCAGTTTTCAGGTCGCAGAAAGCGGAACGGAAGCCGAAGTTGCCGTAGGCACTGCCACGGACATCGCCCAGGTTCACACGGAACACACCCGCACTGGAGGCGTTGAACCAGCCGCCACCGCAGAGCGGCAAACGCTCTCCTCGCGTATTCATCCAGTGATAGTCTCCGCCGTAATCTCCATTCGGCTCATCCGGGTAAAGCAGGAGAGCCTTTGCCAGTTCAGGAGCTGTAAGCCCAGAAGCAATCGTCATATCCTTGTACTGAATTCCATTTCCAGCATCCTGGGTAAACGAGACGGCCCCGTTTGTTAATTGGATTCTTCCAGACACCCAGTCCCATTTCAGGGTGTCAGTGCTTCCCTGGTCAACGATCACACCGCTGGAATTGATTTCTTTCCAGTATGTCGAGCTTGCGCTGAGAGAAACTTCAGGATCCATACAGTTTGCATTCGGAATAATCTGGATAACTCCATCTTTCAGCCTCATACCAGCACACCACTCCCACACGTTGCCGTTCAGGTCTGCGATTCCATCTGGCTGCCAGTTATGATTCCAGGTCGCCGGACCGGATCCGGTTGCAGTTCGCAGGACTTTTCCACTGCTGTCAAGTTCGCAGGACGGAGTTCCAACCTCGTGTGGGTAGGAAATATCACTTCCATAGTTATTGTTACCTCTTGGCATCGTTCCGTTTTTCCGGCACCACAAGGCAATTTCGCACCAGAGGCTGTATGGCATCAGCCCCCAACCCTCACCCTTTGCGCGGGATGCGGATACAGCATTATCAAAATTCAGGTATGTTGCCGGATCCATAAACGGGAGGGAGTACGCCCTGTCATTCATAACGATATTCTGGTACTTCGAAACGTACATCGTTTTTTCAACCCCATTCACAATGGAACCAGGGTGAATAGCATCGGAACCGCCAGCCATAATTGAGGAAAGCTTCTGTTTCTCCCATTTCACCATGATTGACGGCATATCCATATCGTCAAGCAGTACTGTGTTCTTTCCTCCGGTAAGGGCTTCTACCGCAAACCTCATCTCATCAAAATTCGCCATTTTTTAGACCTCCAATTCCCACAGGGTAAGCACAACGTTGTCCATCGAAAACGGAACAGGAACTCTCTTTGTGATAGTCTTCTTGTTCGTTTCGGTCTCTTCCTCGTTTTCATCAAAATCAGGATTCTCTTCGGTTTTTTCTTCGTATTTTCTTGCAGGGATATCGATCTGGGCGACATATTTCTGCGCCCCCTCTCCAACTCCATTGATCAGCATTCCAAACTCATCGAAACAGAAATCAATGTGGACATCGAAATCTTTCTCCCGTTTTTTCAGGTTGATGATAGTGTCTCCGTCATTCAGAGAAAGGTTGTTTCCCATTTCCTCATGTTCAATAACGTTTTCTGCGCCTTCCGGCATTGTCCTTACGACCATGATTTTCTCGCCTCCTGTCTTTTTGCTTCCTCAACGGCTTCACGGCTCTTAGCCGCAATCACCTCGCACGCTTCTACTCCTGCTGCATCGTTTCCAGATACTCCAAACGAAGCTCTGACATACGATTCGTGTCGAGTTCGTTCCTCGCCTTTGATAATTACATTCGCCATATCAGATACCCCCTCGAATTGTGCAGAGCACGGTTACGCTTTTCGCTGCTCCGGTATACTCAATCTTGAATCCGTTCAGGAGTTTATCTGATATGCAGATCTCTCCTACCCCGGCGCCAGTCTTTGATTCGACTTCTACTTCAACCGTGTAATTTTTCACATTACGGTTCGTCGGAAGATTTACGGTCTTTTTGGAATTGTTGAACGGATACTTCTTAGAATTCGTCATGGTGACTTCGATCTGTGTCCCTTCCAGTCCTTCAACCTTCTGAGTGAGCTGGTTTACGTGCTGCGCGATCAGAAGTGATGAAAATATTCCTTTGAGCGATTCGGCTTCCATCTCGTTCAGGTTTCGTGCGTTGATCGCCGTACCTTGCCGAATAACCCGACCTGGATACTTCGTGTGCTTCGTAACTCCGTTGCCGACGTTCTCTTCTGTGTACCAGTCAGGATGCTCAACGATATGATCCTTCCAATTTATCGGCTTTATCATGTATTAACCTCCTGAATATTGAGCATGACAACATAAAGATAGCCCTCCGAAACGTCACTCATTCTCAGAGATTCCGTCTTGGAGAGCCATACCTGGTTGTCAGTATCGTAAAGCTGAACCTGTCTCACGGTTCCTGATCCAGATTCCAGTTCAATCATGAACGAGATCTCGACAATCCCGTTCGGCAATGTTTCGACCGACTCTATGCTCGCTGTATGCCACGTAGAATCGATCAGATACCTTGCATGGTGAACCCTTCGTTTCGTGAAGTCTCTGTACCCCTGCAAGGCCGCTGACGTAAGTAGCGCCATTCTCCTGCCTCCCTTCTGTGAATTTTTTATAGATCAAAGGTTTCTCCGCACATCTGGTATTCTGCCTGCCAGCTCTCTGCGGTTACCTCTGATTCCAAATAATTGTCATACTGGCTCAGTGCTGTGCTGGTCTTTGGTATTGTTCCAGCATCAGCATTTCCAGCCATCGGATGTGCAGCCTTGGATCCTCCAGTTCCTGTTGTGTCAGCCTCAATATCAACAGGATTTAACGATAATCCGGTGCTTGGTTTCGGCTTTTCTCCTGTTACAGCTTCGCCAGTCATTCCGAACAATCCTCTATGGCCTCCGGTATCTGAAGTATTTAATTCCAACCGTGGTTCTGATATTCGAAGTCCTGTACTGACGCCTGGCCTCGTTCCAGCTTGTTCGAAGATTGTCCTCCACTTATCAGTATGAGTACAGACGCGGATTCTTGGCCTGCATACGCATCTGAGCCGATAGTCTATATGTGCAGGCATTCTCCTGCGCAACAACTTTTGCAGCATCCCAATGGATACAGGTTTTGTATCTGTGTTGTCGAAATCAATGATCAGTGCTTCATTGTCCCATCTAACATCCGCAATCGTTCCGGTGTACTGCGATACAATGCCGATGATGGCAGTTTTGTTTATCTTCCCGATTCCTCCCCAATACGCCAGCACTGTTCTTCTGCGTTCCTCGATGGTGACATCTCCGTCATATTCAATGGCAAATATTTTTTCATACGTTCTAAGCGTATTTATATCGCAATATCGTGGAAATTCATTCAGCACAAGTTGCTCAAGGAATTGAGCCATCAGGTCAAGTGTCCATCCGGCGAATCGATAATTCGCATTCATTTCC